TTAAAGTAAGGTTTTAAGGCCTCGGGGTTTGCCTCTAGTGCCATAAAAATCCGCTATAAATTTTGTGGACTTATCAATTTCAGGATAGATGGTTCGCTCATGGATGCCCAAAAGTGCAAGGTGTTCCCTTATTTTTGCCTTGTCGCCTTCATGTATCCAGATTCTGTCTTGTTTCATGCGGACCTGTTCTTTATCTACAGCCGCGCTTGTACCCCACAGTATGAATGCACCAGATTGAGCGATGATGCGCTTATTGGACATTTTCGGTTTGACGTACAAAGGTAGCTCTAAATCCTCCGCGATAATCGCTTTTCTGAAATGGCTTTTTTCCATACCAATATGAAACACAAGAGTGTCAACAACCGGTGTTTTGTTGAACTCCTCATCAGTTGCACTATCGATTAAAGCAATGTTCAGTTCCTCTTTTTGCTTTTTCGTAAGATTTGCAAGGTTGGCCATGCAACTGACCAGATCGCTATCGTAATACCGCTGTCTATGTTGCGGTACCAACCAAGCTTGAACGGCACCATGATGTTCAGAGCTTTTTAAGCTAGGTTCCGTTGCAAACCAAAGGGCGATAAGGGGATTTGTAGTCACATCGAGCAATCTGGTGGGAAGACCGAAATGCTGCATCCTTACTAAGCGATCAAACATAGTCTTATCTGATTCAAACTCACCAGGATGAAGTGAAACAATATCTCTTACTGCCAGATTTTCGCTTGCATAGACATTATTATCTTCTCTGAAAATTTTAGGTACGGTATGCCAACCGTAATGCCTCTGACCACGGAATACTGTGGGAGCAGCCCCATCCAAATTCCACTTAACAACATGACCAACGAAGTCGGAAACGGATGTGATTTGTAACCTAGGGCGAGGCCTCTTGCCCTTCGGTTTCACTAATGATACAGACACTGTAAATCCTTCTTAAAACTCATAGTGAGCAATTGGGTTTAACTCAGCAGCTTCTTCAAGATGATCTGGAGCAAAGTGCGCATAACGCATAGTTTCACGAATATTGGCATGCCCAAGGATTCTCTGTAAGACCAGAATATTCCCGCCATTCATCATAAAGTGACTCGCAAAGGTATGACGTAACACGTGGGTTTTTTGGCCTTCCGCCAGTTCTATGTTAGTCAATGCCAGCATCTTCTTGAATTCTTGGTAGCAAGGCTGAAACAATTTACCCTGCAACGGCGCGAGTTCCTCATATAGCCAGCGCGGGATCGGTACTGTCCGGTTTTTCCCGCCTTTAGTTTTTGTAAATGTGAGTTTGTAAGGCGAAAGCTGGGAACGCGTTAGCCGTTCCGCTTCACTCCACCGCGCGCCGGTAGCCAGGCAAACCTTAACGATTCGTGTCAGGAAAATTTTACCGTAAGCGTCGCAAGCCCGGAGTAGCTCCTTAATCTGTGGTTCAGTAAGCCAGGACATTTCTTTCTCTGCTTCTTTAAACGCTCGAATACTTTCGAGCGGGTTAGGAAGCGACCACTCCCCTAAGCGTTTCAGTTCATTGAAAACGGCTTCAAGATAGTGTTGCTCACGATTTACTGTGATTGGCTTAGCAATCCATTTCTTAGGGTCAGCATGGTAGCCATTATCGATCTCTCCTTTCAGGCGCTGGTCACGATAATGGGCAAAATCCTTGGCTGTGAATTGCGAGGCTATAGGATCGCCAAGTCCACGGCATATGATATGAAGCTTCGCCAGGCGCGATTTGCTGGCTGCAAGTGACTGGCCGTGCAGGTCATGCCATAGCGCAATAAGGTCGCTTAAACGTCTGCGATCTTCTTTTTCAGCCAGCCAGGGTTTGCTCTGCGCTTCGTCTTTAAAATGTTGCTCATAAGATAAAGCTTCCCCCTTGGTGGGAAATTTTTTACGGACACGTCGACTTTCCGCGCCATCCACACGGAAATCACACAGCCATTCACCAGAGTTAAGCTTTTTTACACTCATGATATTTTACTTATGGTTAATTAATTCTTTAGAGAAAACTGCCACTCCTGGTTTACCAGACTCTAAATAGCAGCAATTTTGGAATTTTGGTGCCCAATCTCCAGATGCTGTAATTACATCTTCTTCATTAGTAATATTCCCATATTTTTTGACGAGGCTGACGGCCTGCTTTTTAGTGGCTGTGAAATCAATTCTTCCACTGTCTAGATACTTCATCTCGTGAGTATCCAAGTTCATTGATAAGGGTATTACAGTAACTTTGATGCTGGTAGCGGGGGTTTGGTATAGAGACCTATAAACTGCATAAACTGATGCTTTTTGAATGTCTACTTTAATTTGTTCTACGCTACTTTTTTCAAGCACGGCAGGGGACACCTGAATGTGTAATGGCTTCTCACTTAGAACCTTAAACGCGGGGTAATCTTTGTAGTCTTTGAAGTCCTGATAAGAGTCCATCAACTCAACTACAGACTTGAACTGCTCGGGGGCTGCTAGTGCTGAGAGCGAGGCTAAGGACAGTGCTATCAATGTTAAGTATCGCATTCGAAATTCCTTTTATCTTACATTGTGAATTAGTGTGTGTTTTATTGAGCCAACACTCTCTACAGAACTAGCTTCGCATTCTATATCAGGTATATTTGGGTTATTGTTACTGCGCAGAATTAATCTATTGCCGGGCTTTCTAATAACGGAGTAAAAAGACTTATAACCATCTATATCTATTAGGCGTATCCCATCGCTCAAGGTAGTATTTGAGAAATCAACATAATAAGTAGCGTAGTTATCAGTTACGCATATATCATCTGGAGTAATAAAACCAAACGTATCCTTATCTATTAATGTATGCCCGCTATCTATAAGTAGACCATCCATTAATTTCTTTTTCTTTATCCTAACCATATCAAATTCATCGTTATCTATTTGATGTGGTGAATCACTATTTGACGTATATCTTTCTCCCTCGCCAGTTGCAAGCCATCGAAGCGAAGCGCCTGTTTCGAGTGCGCAGGTAACAACAACATCCCCCGGGAAATATTCTCGCCTCACCCACGCAGACATAGTCCCTGATGAAATCCCCAGCAGGTCTCCCAGCTCTTTTTGCATGGAAAATCCATAAGCGCTCAGCATGCGGGTCACAACAGGTTTCCCACCGTTGCTCATGACTTTTTCATAAAGTTCTCGACCTTTCGGTAATGATGGGTCAACTGCCTGCGGACTTGATTTTTTAAGTTCACCCGTCAGTATCCAGCTTAGATCCTCTCCTGTATCCAGAACGCATCTAATCACGTAGTCACCAGGGATACTGTCCCTGCTCACCCAATTGCCTATTGTTCCAAGTGGAACGCCAACAACTTCTGAATACTGCTGACGCGAGTTAAATCCATAAGAACTAAGGATTCTTTCCAAAACATCTTTCGCTTGTGAAGTTTTTTCGCCCACACAGACCTCTAAATTTGCATTTGAGACGTTTGCATAACCCAATCGGGTTGTGTATATTCTCAAAACCAAAACAAATGCACGCCAATGCACTAAATCAACTGTTAACCGGAGATAATCCAACATGACACCTCAAATTGCAATCCCGTCAGGCCCCGATGTGATGAGCTATGAAGAGTTTGCTGTTCAGTATGGCTATAGCCTGCGCACTGTTAAGGCCATGGTTTCTGACGGCGATCTGCTTCTCGTTCCCCGTAAAAAACAAGGCGGTGCGGCCCGTATCAACATGGTCGCTTTTCGCGCCCGCCTGCTCCAACAAGGCATTAACTGCAAGTACGTTGCTGCATAACCAACTTGATTATGTAAGTTAACAGGGAGCAGACAATGTTTGATTATCAAGTTTCCAAACATCCGCACTTCGAAGAGGCCTGCCGCGCGTTCGCCGTTAAGCACAACATGGCGCAGCTGGCAGCACAGATGGATTTAAACGTCCAGATGCTGCGAAACAAACTTAATCCAGCACAGCCGCATCAGCTGACCTGGCTGGATATCCTGACACTAACCGATATCACCGAAGACCCGACGCTAGTCGATGGTTTTCTGGCGCAGCTCCACTGCCTGCCATGTGTGCCGGTGAATGAAGTAGCCAAAGAGAAAATGCCGCACTACGTCATGAATGCGACAGCAGAACTGGGGAGTATCGCCAGGGCTACCATCAGCGGGGAAACCGGAACAGCATCAGGCCGCCGCCAGGCTGTCGAGAGCATTAACTCGGCAACCCGCTTTCTGGCTCTGACCGCCGTTACTCTGCATGCGCGTCTGCAGACGCACCCGGCCATGACAAGCGCGGTCGATACCGTGACCGGTCTTGGCGCATCGTTTGGTTTGATCTGAGGTGAGCATGGATAACGCACCATCTTTTGCATCTCTCCTGGTTAAAGAAAGCCCACGCATGCACTACAGCCACGGCTGGATTGACACCGAAGGAAAGCGCTGGCACCCAAGCCGCGATCAGTCCGAATTGTTAAAAGGGCTGACAAGTAAAAAGGCCAAGCAGCCAGCTTATTTAATTATTCGTATTGCACGTTTTATTTTGAAAGGAGTGAAACATGTCGCGCGATGATCTGAGAATTATCCTCGGGGTTGTTATTCCAAATATGGAAGAAGGCTTCGAAATCAAAACCCGCGGCGGTGAGATTTTCCGCGTGGATCCTAACTGGGACTGCTGTGTGGAGTTTCGCCAGCGCTTACAGGCTGAAATGGTTGAACAGCTGAAAAACAAACCACCCCGCGTTCTTGGCTACAGCTAATTAACCAAACCCATTAAATGGCGTAAACCCGCCGGGCTTCGTTTTGCCCAAATTCAGGAGAAGTGAAATGCGAAATATTGAAACCCGCACCACCAAAACAGGCCCGGATGATGCTGGCCTCTCGTTACTGTTTTCTGAGACACGTCTGGATGAGCGAAAGAATTGCGCCCTTTCGGTATCTGTCCGTATGGAAGCGCTGGCTATGCACATCACGCAGAACGACATGACTGGGGCCGAGGCCGCCGAACTTCTTCGCCGTGAGGCTGACCGTTATGAAGCTGAATCACGCGGAGACTGGCACTAATGGCCGATTCAATGGATCTCGTGCAACAGCGCGTTGAGGAAACTCTCCAGCGCAACATCAACAACGCCCGCAGCCGTAGCGCTGCGGTTTCTTCATTCACATGTGAAAGCTGTGGCGCAGCCATCCCGGAAGCGCGCCGCATTGCCGTTCCTGGCTGCGATCTGTGCGTCACCTGTAAACAAATCGAAGAGCTGAAAAGCAAACATTACAACGGAGGTGCAGTGTGAGCACCATGTTGAAGTGGGCTGGCAACAAGACAGCCGTTATGCCCGAACTGATTAAACACCTTCCTGCCGGACCGCGACTGGTTGAACCTTTCGCGGGTTCCTGCGCGGTAATGATGGCCACCGATTATCCGGCCTACCTCGTCGCAGATATCAACCCGGATCTGATTAACTTTTACCGCGTCATTGCCGAAGACTGCGAAAACTTTATCGCGCTTGCCCGTGCCGTTTTCGAGAGCATGAGCCTGGCAGAAAGCTACTACCGCGTCCGTGAGGTTTTTAACCATGACCAGGAACTCAACCGGCTGCGCCGCGCCGTTTATTTCCTGTACCTGAACCGTCACTGCTACCGTGGTCTGTGCCGTTACAACTTGAAGGGCATCTTCAATGTGCCTTTCGGGAACTACAAAGAAACGTATTTCCCTGAAAGCGAGATCCGCGCCTTTGCAGAGAAAGCGAAACGCGCCACGTTCATCTGCGCCAGCTTTGAGGAAACGCTGGAAATGGTTAAGGGCGGTGACGTGGTTTATTGCGATCCGCCTTATGACGGCACCTTTGCCAAATATCACACTGCCGGGTTTAACGACGACGAGCAGTATCTTCTGGCCAGTCTGCTGGAGCGCCTGGCTACTCAGGGTCATACGGTCGTTGTGTCCAACAGCGACACCGCTCTGACCCGTTCCCTTTATCGCGATTTCAAAATCCACACTCTCACAGCCAAGCGCAGTATTGGTGTTGCGGCTGGAGAAGGTAAAGGCGCTGCAGAAATTATCGCTGTGGCCTCGCCAGTGCAATTTGCCCACCCCGTTCTTGCGCCTTTTGCTGAGGTTTATACAAACGAGGCTCGCGCGTGAGCGATTTGGCTTACAGCTGGAACAAACCCCGCGCCGCTGTCGGAGCTTATCAGGCTGACGACACCGCGCGCGGGATCATGTACCTGACACCAGATGGCAACCGTAAACTCCTGACTGTCGCTGAACTGGCAGAAACAGAAGAAACACCAGACCGTAGCCGGGCGGTTCGTCACCGCCTGGCGTCCCTCCCCCACTTCGTTCGCCGTATTTACTCCCAAAAGCTGGAACAAGTAGACCGCAAAGGTAAAAAAGCAGCTGATGCCTGGCTGCTTAATACCTTTGAACGCTTCGTTCTGAGCCGTATCGACCAGGTGAACGAACAATATCTACCTCAGTCTGTTCTGCCCGCCGCATTGCTGCCGCTGCGCAATGATTTCTGGCGTCTGATCTGGTCTGGCAAAAAAGAGATGAAACGACTGGCGCATAACCTTGCTGACATCCTGGGCAGCGAGTTTAACCGCGAGTTTGAGTTTCAGTTAGCCCGTACAGCTGATCCCCATTTCTCCACGCTCTCTGGCTATGGCCGTATGGGGTTCCTCGTCTCACATTTGAATGTGCCTGTGCCCTGCTGGGCGGCCTATTGCAAAGAAGAACTGGAGGGTGAAGAGGCTTTATGCGCCGTTGCCCGCCTGCAATCTCCTCAGTGGTGGCTCAACCGTCTACGCCGTCTTAACTCGCGCTGGCGCGAACACCTGATGATTGCGGCAGGCTATGTACATAGAAAAGTATCTGCGTACTGCAGCGATCCATGCCTGCAAGAGTGGACTGCGCAAAAGAAAGCAAACCGCGAGTTTCTGAAAGCCATGGAGCTGGAAGATGAGGATACTGGAGAGCGCGTTTCACTGATCGATAAAGTCGCCGCAAGCGTAGCTAACCCGGCTAACCGCCGCCGCGAACTGATGGCCAGAATGCGCGGCTTTGAAGATATCGCTAATGAGCGTGGCCTCGCGGGAGCATTCTTCACTCTGACCGCACCGTCAAAATATCACGCAATGCAGTATGACGGCCGCCGCAACAATAAATACAGCGGAGCGTCGCCACGCGAAACCCAGAAATATCTCTGCAAAGTCTGGTCGCGAACTCGCGCTGCATGGCTGCGGAAAGGGATCCGCGTCTTTGGTTTCCGCGTGGCTGAGCCTCATCACGATGAAACCCCGCACTGGCATCTGCTGTTGTTCATGCTGCCCGAAAACATCCAGCAGGCTACTGAGATTTTCCGTAGTTATGCCATGCAGGAGGATGGACATGAACCGGGAGCGGCTGAAAACCGCTTCGAAATGAAGCCTATCGACAAAGAAAAAGGCAGCGCTACTGGCTATATCGCTAAATACATCTCAAAGAATATCGACGGCTATCAGCTGGATGATGAGCTGGACGACGACACAGGCAAACCACTGAAAGAGACTGCTCGCCGCGTTAGTGCCTGGTCGTCTCGTTGGGCTATACGTCAGTTCCAGCAGATTGGCGGCGCACCGGTCACGGTCTGGCGTGAACTCCGTCGCCTGGGTGATCGCGAGTTGGTCCTGCATCCAGAGATTGAACCAGTCCGGCAGGCCGCCGATGGTAGCGCCTGGGATCTGTACGTTAACGCCCAGGGCGGCCCGCTCGTTTCTCGCGATGAACTCCGCGTGCGCCTTTGCTACGAGGTCACTGAAAACGGCAACATTTACGGTGATGACGTTTCAAAAATCTCCGGCCTTTACTCCCCTATTGTGGGCACTGATTCGCAGATCCACACCCGCACCACGAAATACAAAATCGTCCCGAAACGCCAGAGCGAAGACGCTTCTGGTTTTGAAGTTGATTTTTCAGGCGGCGCAGCCGCCCCTCGGAGTTCTGTCAATAACTGTACGCGGGAGCCGCGGGCGGTGGAAAAAACGACAGAACTCAATCTTGAAGGCCGCGATCTCAGCTCTCTGAGCCGTAAAGAGAAGAAAGAGATCGCGCGCCGGTTATCTCAGGAAGCAGCTGACGCCAAACGGCAGAAGCGTGACCGCGCAACTAGGCAGAAACGCCGCGTTGTAGAAGGTGATCCAGCGGCAAAAGTTCGCGATTTTGCACAGTCGATAGGCTGGGATATCGGTGAAACCGAGATTGGCCTGCTTCTTTCCGGCCAAAAAATCGCGCTGGATGGCGTGATCTACGAATCAACCCGAGACGGCACGCTCTATCGAATCCGGGGAAAGGTCCCCCAATCCAACATGACAACCATCAACACTTGGCTGGAACGGCTGGGCGTCTCATATCGGTACAAGGAGAAATAAGTGGAAGCAGAAAAAATCACAGATGCGGAGCTGGAAACGCTGCGCCAGTCCTCAGAAAAAATGTTGTCCCGCTACAGCCCTGCAGTCGATGAGGCGTGGTGGAGAAATCTTCATTCTGCAGTTGTCGAGCTGCAAGAACGCCGCGCCGCTGGCATCAAGGGGGAGTAGGGATATGGCTGACGTGACGAAAATGCAGTGTGTACGTTCCGAAGAGCCTGAATGGTTTTCGCCTGGTGAAATTTACGAATCGGAAACACGAGGCCCAGATACCTGCATCTGCGGTGACAACCTTGTTTCTGATCTTAACCCGGATGACTGGTACGAAATGAGTCAGAGAGCCGACGGGCTATGGTTCCTGACCGGCTATCAGCAGTCTGTTTTGTTTCGTGTGACTGAGGACTAACCCATGACTAAATTCACCAAAAAGCTCACAGGTAAAACGCATAACTTGAAGATCTGGCCTGAATACTTCGCTGCAGTTCGCGACGGTATTAAGCGCGCAGAACTGCGCTGGAATGACCGTGATTATCAGGCGGGCGACATTCTCGACCTGTGCGAGTGGGACCCGAACGAAGAGGCATTCACAGGGGAACACATCAGCGTGACTGTGACGCACGTTGCCGAACTTGGTCAATGGATGCCGGGATACGTTCTTCTGAGTATTGCACTGGCAGCGAGTACGGCTGGCATGGAGCCGGTGGCGTGGCGTTATCGTTTTGTCCACACGCCAAAATCAGAGGAGGACGATAGTTACTTCACAACTGATTGGGTACTGACCCACAGCGAGGATGAATGCAACCCGTCCGATTGCTTCGAGCGCCAGCCGCTTTACACAGACCCGCAGCAGGAGGCCAGATGATGGCAAAGACCGCAGCAGAACGCAAAGCAGCGCAGCGTGCACGTCAAGCCGCTGCCGGTGGCCGCAAGATGGAGCTGGTTCTGGATCAGCAGGAGCTGGACATGGTGGCGCGAAACTGCGCCGCCCGACGCCCAGGTCGTGACCCATATGAAATGGGCGAGTACATCGCCATGCTAATCCGCCAGGATGATGCGCGGGTTCGTCGTCGCATTAAGTCCATCAGTGCCAACCGCTGCGGTAAGTGCGGTGACATCCTGCCAGTTCAGTCCTGTCCATGCGCGGGTGATTCTGGATGCTGGAACAGTTTTGGATGGCATGAGCTTAAATTGACGCTGTGACATGTCACAACGGCATAGATTCATTAAGCCTCTTCAGAGGCTTTTTTATTTATCGCATGATCGATTTTAACGATCAATTACATACATTCGATCTATGAAAGCGATTAATAAGTAAACACGGCTAATCAACATAAATTCAACCTACAGCCCGTTCGGCCCGACCCAGCTGGCCTCAAATGATGACTTTAAGCTTGGGCAATATGGCAGAGGCCATCGTGAAAGAAGGCTAATCAAATAGTTAAGCCCAGTACTTTTACCGCAGTGCCGCGTTAAAAATAACGATCATTTTTTGCACGCTAGTGAAGTAAAAATTTATTCAAATCAATTAGATAAATGACATTGCTTAAAGATGCCTTTTTTGCGCATACTTGAGTCGGAATAATATTACTGTTTATATATACAGTACTTTGCAGTATGGTTTAAGAAATGCCTGTATAATGTTCTGACTTTCTCCCGGCAAACCTATTAGCTTTTACGAGCGCTTTGATAAATTAGCTCTACATAGGGTCATACATATGCCGGTTGACTGAATTTGTTGATAGCAAAGCAAAGAAAGGGGGTTACGTGTCTGAAGGTGATCATGCGCTACGGTATTTGGAACGCATCATGTTTGTCGTCGATAGTGCATTGCTGATGAACAGCAAGCCTGGAGAGCAGGAGCTGGCCATGGAGATAATCAGCGGCCTAACCGTTGACTATTTCCAGCAGGCTAATTTGTCAGGAAATGGGCGTAACCACACAGACCTCCCCCCGCCCAGTTCTGACAGCGAAACTAATCATTAACTGCCAGGGTGTCGAGCAATCATCGAAGCGAGGCCTAAAACCATGGGTGGAAAAGACAGCAACTATCAGATCGTTTACCGGGATGAATGTTTGCAGAACTACGTTCCGGGCGGCTGGGTACTGTTTCAGCGGATGAAAGAATACGGCGGCGGCTTCTGGTTGGGCAAAACCTTCGATGGAGTGTTCGCGCTGGAACTGGACCACCCTGTTTCGCTTCACGATGGGATTGTTTACATCATCAGATATCCATTCGCAGCAAAAAAAACCATCGATGTGGACGATGATTTTAAGCTGACATGACTCTGTGAGGAGAGTGCATGTCTATGCTGCATGAGATCGCATGATCGCAAAAGGATCGTTTTGCCTCAGGCCCGTCAGAAATGGCGGGCTTTTTCGTATTTGTTGCAGTGCATGAAAACTATTACACAAAGCGGGCAGGCGTGGCGGGGCTACGAGCGCGCGATTTGGGTGACGGGGTCAAAGGTGAGCGATTTTAACCTTAGTTTCAGAGTTGGCTTTGCTCTGAAAACTCCTAAGTTATATGATGAGCAAAAATCGACAAAAAAGGCTCGGCTAATGGGTTTAGGATTAAAAGACGCTATTGTTCACACAGCTGCATTTCATCAGAAAGATGAGAACAAGTTACTTTTGCCAAACAACCACTGGCATCCTGGTTTTATTACCGTATTAGCCGCTTATGTGAACCATCATCGGATTGCTGAGGAAAACTGTCCATTATCAAGCCCTGACTATATGAGAGCCATCAATTTGCAGGGAGCGTTATGGGGGCAGGACCAGTATCAGCAAGAGCGTGTCAATGTTGGTAGAAATTACAGTTTAGTTACAGCTCTAACGAATGTTGAAGCTGTGGATATCGCAACCAGTAGCATTAACAGTTGCGTAAGACAATTAACTTTCCCTGACCGTGATCCGCGAGACTATCCAAGGGGGCTTACGGACCTGACACATGTGATAGGTGAGCTTCATGATAACGTTTGGTCACATGGTAAATCGACAGGTTTCTCCTTTGCACAACGCTCGGCAGTTCCTTACACGCGAAGACAAGAGCATTATTTAGAGTTTTCTTTAGCTGATTGCGGTTTGGGCTTTCTGAGAGAGCTACGGCGAGCAGGCATTACGGGCATCGAAACTCATCGTGATGCGATCGCATGGTGTATCCAGGAAGGGCATTCTTCAAAACATGCCGATCTACAGGACGATTGGGCGCAACAGCTTCCTCAGGATTTTATGGGAGGAAGTATGTTTGGTAATGGGGTTGCTGTAAAAGAAAAAGATAATAACCATCAAGGCCTTGGGTTATATCACTTGATGAAATTGGTAAAAACATACAACGGAGAATTGCATCTGGCTACAGGAAATGTATGCTTAGAGGCAATTGGTGATGAAGTGAGCTACACTGAGTTACGTAATGATTGGCCGGGTGTTGCAATTTCTTGCCGCTTTAAGATTCATCAACTGGCAATAGATAACGATAACGAAGAAAATGACCCTCAGCTTATGGAAATCATGCGGGCGTTAGGAGGAGAGTAATGAACAAAATCGCATACAAGTTACCTGAGGGTGACCTGGCTTCGCGCAATCAGGCTATCCCCCAGCGACACAAGATTGAAGTATTTATTAAAGAGGGGAACTCAGTAGATTTGGATTTGAGCGGTGTTTATTCAATTTCCGAATCCTACTCTGATGAAATTTTTGGTGTGCTGGTTGTAAAATTCGGTGCTACCAAAGTCCTGAATCAGGTAAAGGTTAGAAACGCATCCCCTTCAATTTTAAAAAGTATTGCAAAGGTAATCCAACGCCGTAGTAATGAAGTTGCATCAAAGAAGGTGCATTCTGTTGGATTTGATGGCGCGTATGCTGTTTGCTAACGCATAGATGTGAAAAAGGCGCTCTTTAGAGCGCCTTTTTTTGTTCTAATCCGGTACATCTAAGGTATATGGTTCGAAACGTATCACCTCCTCGCCCAACCAGTCGTTCACTTCCAGCATGCGACGCTGGAGAGGCTGCAGCTCGTTTCGGACGAACACCCGAGCAGCCTTTTCGACATCACCGAACCCGCCAACGTTATTGGGAATGATGCCCATCATCTGCGGCGGTACGCGGTGGGCTGCCAGCATGTCATCGCGGCTCACGTTCTTGATGTTCAGGAACTCGTCTTTGGCGGCTACCTCAGACAGCGGGATGATCTGGATGCCGTCCTTCTTACCGTTCGGGCTGTACATGAACAGGTTACGAAAGTTGCCTGGCCCTTTCGACTCGCGCAGCGCTTTACGAATATTATCGACATCACTCTGATTCTGCGCCGGGTCGCTCATGTACATGATGAACCCCGCGTGACTGCCGTTCAGGTAATATTTCCGGCGAAACAGTGTCGCGGACTCGTTCAGGAGGGTGGACGGTATCGCGGAGATGTACTCCGGCATGCCGTAGATCTCCTGGTTTAAATCAGGCTCAAGCAGATGGAAGAGATTCCCGGCCGCGAACTCGTAAGGCTGGCTGGTGATGCCGTACTGTACGAACCAGTAAGTGTCCGGGTCCACGCCGCGTCGGGTGTACTTGGCCAGTGACGGGCGCAGTTCAAGCACCTGGCCGAGCCGGTTGATGCGTTTTTCCAGATAGGCGTTGCCGAAGATAAGGAAGTCCTGGGCAAAACGGGAAAACACCTGCTGACTGAGCAGGCGATGCGGAATGAAGGTACTGGCCAGAATGTTTCTTTTCACATAAATCGCGCTGCTGTGATGCACCGCGGCCCGGAACGTGCGCGCCAGACCGTCAAAGCTGATTGGCGGTTCGTACCAGTTTTCAATGCGTACGCATTCCAGGTAGTCCCACAGTTCGCGGCGGTCCAGCACCGGAACCGGGTCGCCAAAGGAAAACGCTTCTGCTCGTGGCGCGTTGTTCTCGCTGGTCATGGTTTGCGAGGGCTGGCGGTTCTTGCGTTTCCCCATCAGTAAATCTCCACAATATTGGTATTGCCGGTCGTAATGCCTTCCAGCGGTTCGTTGAATAAGGCGTGCATGGTGGCCCAGGCGAGATCCGCATGGCTGGCTTCTTCGCTGCGGCTGGCTTCATAAGTTGGGCGGTTGCCGCTGGCAGTGGTTGAACGCCGAATGGCCATAAAGCTTTGGGCAATGTCGGTGTGGCCAGCGTCGAATTCCAGCCGGTGATGGCTGATGATGTCGTAGGCTTTCAGCACCAGGGCGTTTTTCACGTTCGGGTTGTAGACGAACTCCCGGACCGCCGGGAAAAACGCTTTCACACCCTCGTAAACGCCGTGGCCGACACCAGTTGAATCGATGCCGATATAGGTCACGTTGTACTGTCTTGTCAGGTTCTCAATGGCCGCCGCCTGCGCGCGGAAATCCATACCGCGCCACTGGTGTTTCTCAAGGATACGGAACTTGCCGCCCGGAACATCCGGCGGAGAGATAACCACACACCCGGCGCTGTCCCCGTTCTGCGTTCCCTTCGCCGGGTCATAACCGATCCATACCGGTCGCCAGCCGAATGGCCGCTGCATCAACGGTTCAAAATCGTTCCAGACCTCCCAGCTATCGACCATGCAGCCCTGCAGCATTGAAAGAGGGAATACGCTGGCCAGATCGTCCACAAACTCGCACATCAGTAGGTTCTGATATTCGTCCTGGCTGTACTCCTGACGCAGCTGGTCGAGGTCGAAAAGGTTACAGCCACCGTTTACAGCATCTTCTACGGTGATGATCTGCCGGTACTGTCCATCCGGGCAGAGAACGCCGGGCGCAAGATGTCTGTGAGTTAGGTCGAGATCTATACGGTCAGCCTTGGCGCGGCCTTTGTTGTAGAGCGCACCTGACCAGAACGGATAGGCGCTGTGAGTAAGGCTGGACGGTGTAGAAAAATAGGTCTGCCGCCATTTCTTGTGCAGCGCCATCCCGGATGCAACTTTACGCAGCTCCTGGAACTTGGGGATCCAGAAGTATTCGTCGAGATACAGGTTGCCGTGATAGCTCTGTGCCGTCCGGGCGTTGGTGCCGAGGAAGTAGAGGCATGCCCCGTTGCTGAGCGTCATCGGGTCGCCTTTCAGTTCAACATCAACCTCTTTGGCAAAATCGACGATGTACTGTTTGAAAACGTGGGCCTGTGCTTTGGAAGCAGAGAGGAAAATCTGGTTGCGGCCGGTGGTAATGGCATCAATCAGCGCCTCACGGGCAAAGTAGAACGTTGCCCCGATCTGGCGGGATTTGAGGATATTGCGGATACGATGTTTGTTGCCTGCTTCCCACCAGTTACGCTGATAGCCAAACATGCTGTCGCGGAAAATCTCTTCCAGCTTCTCGATCTGCTCACCGGTAAAGACGTTCTTTTCTGGCTGGCGTCGTGGGCCTTTATTCCTGTTGGCCACGTTCGGATTGAGATCTGCCTCGTTGCCGCCACCGTTGAATTTGCCGATTCGCGCATGACGTTCGGACTGACGCGCCAGCAGGTCGATTTCTTTAAAATCCCTCCCCTCTTTTTCAGTCTTCATTATCAGCTGGCAGTAACGCGCCGCCGTGGTGAGCTGCATCTGATCCAGCGGCCCGTATTTACTCCACTCGTCGCGTTTCTTCCAGCTGTGAACGGTTGCAGGTTTCTCTCCCAGCATTTCAGCAATGCGGGCGATGCGTAACCCCTGAAAGTACAGGAACATAGCCTGTCTGCGGGGATCGAGGTCCGGGTTGATAGTCGTCGCGTTCATGCCGCCAGACTACTTGTCACCGGAAAGCGCTTCCGCTACTGGTCATTGTGCCAGCACCGCCACAATTGCCCCTCGTTGTTTCAGTCGGTTACAACCAGCAAACATAAAGGCTCTGAGATGTTATGAACAAACTACCGGAGCCTGGCAGATGGCAAAAAAATCGAAGCGTTTCCGTATCGGGGTGGAAGGTGCCACCACTGACGGGCGCACTATTGAGCGTTCGTGGCTGGAGGAAATGGCCGCCAGTTACGATCCGGCGGTGTACACCGCGCTGATTAACATGGAGCACATCAAGGGTTTCACCCCGGATAGTATGTTCCGTCGTTTCGGTAAAGTAGACAGCCTTGAAACCGAAGTGCTGACGGCACCGGAAGCGCTGGCCGGGAAAATGGCGCTGTACGCCTGGATTACCCCAACTGACGATCTGGTCAACTACACGGCGAACCTGCAAAAGCTGTTCACCTCTATGGAAGTGAATACCAAGTTCTCCGACACCGGCAAAGCCTACCTGGTTGGCCTGGCGGTAACAGATGACCCGGCAAGTCTCGGCACTGAAATGCTGCAGTTCAGCGCAAAGGCATCCGCTAACCCGCTGGCCCGCCGCAAGCAGGACAAAGACAACCTTTTCTCTGCTGCAGAAGAAACCGTCATCGAATTTGAAGATGTAACGGAAAAACCCAGCTTGTTCAGTCGCGTTAAGGAAATGCTGTCGCGCAAGCAAACCAGCGACGATGCCCGCTTCTCTGATGTTCACAGCGCTGTTGAGGCCGTGGCAGAAGAGCATCACACCCTTTCCGGCCGCGTTGATGACCATGAAAACCAGATGGCCACCTATGCAGCCAACCTCCAGGCACTCGAAGAAAGGTTCACTGCAACGCAGGAAGAGCTTTCAGAGCTGCAGGAAAAATTATCCCAGGAAGATGGCCGACAGGAACGTCGCCCGTTCTCTACGGGTGGTAGCCAGAACTCCGGCGAACTGACCAACTGCTGATGGAGCAAAACAGTGAAAAAAGAAACCCGCTTTAAATACAATGCCTACCTGACGCGCCTGGCAGAACTGAATGATGTCTCTGTGGACGACATCGGTAAAAAATTCTCTGTTACTCCGTCTGTAGCGCAGAGCCTTGAAACATTGATTCAGCAGTCTGCCGCATTCCTGACGCTGATCAACGTAGTGCCTGTGTCAGAGCAATCTGGCCAGCCTCTGGGTCTGGGGGTCGGTACCACCATCGCAGGTACCACTGACACCACCACTAAAGACCGTGAGCCGACCGACCCAACCGATCTGAGTGGCGTGCCTTACAAGTGCACACAGACCAACTTCGATACTGCGTTGCCTTACGCGAAAATCGACCTGTGGGCTAAGTTCCAGGACTTCCAGACCCGTATTCGCGATGCCATCGTGAAGCGCCAGGCGCTTGACCGAATCATGATCGGCTTTAACGGTACCAGCCGTGCAGCATCCTCAAACCGCACCACCAACCCGAAATTGCAGGATGTGAATGTCGGCTGGCTGGAGAACATCCGCACCAATGCCGTGGCGCATGTGATGGACAGCATCACCCCGTCCGGCGGTACCAAACGCAGCGAGATCCGCATCGGTAAGAAAGGTGATTACGAGAACCTGGACGCCCTGGTGATGGATGCCGTTAACAACCTGATTGATGAGGTCTACCAGGACGACGACGGTCTGGTGGTGGTTTGCGGCCGTGACATGCTGGCTGACAAATATTTCCCGATCGTCAACAAGCAGCAGGAAAACACCGAAGTGCTGGCCGCTGACCTGATTATCAGCCAGAAACGCATGGGTGGCCTGCCGGTGGTGCGCGCGCCGTTCTTCCCGACCGAAAAACTGCTGATCACCCGTCTGGATAACCTGTCAATTTACTGGCAGGAAGACACGCGCCGCCGCGCGGTCATCGACAACCCGAAACGCGACCGTATCGAGAACTTCGAATCCGTCAATGAAGCCTATGTCATTGAGGATTATCGCGGTGTTGCGCTGGTTGAAAACATCAAGGTTAAAGCTGACTGGAGCACGCCGTAATGACTTCTCCCGCACGTGCACACCGCCTGCGGGTTGAAGCCGAACAGACCGCCCGTGAGGGCGGTCCTCGGCAGGCTCTCAGCGGTTACAACCATATGCTGCTTTATCTCTCAGAAGATATGACGCGCCTGAAAGGTACGCAGTCCACGGAAAAGAAAGCCGAGCTGAAACGCGACATGCTGCCGAAGTACGAGCCATGGGTTGCAGGCATCCTGGCCGGTGATGGTTCCCAGCAGGACGATGTTGTCATGAACGTAATGATCTGGCGTATCGATGCCGGGGATTATCACGGTGCCCTGGTGATTGGCCATCATGCGTTGAAACATGGCTGGGTGTTACCGACACGCTACAACCGCACCACGGCGACGGCAATTGCAGAAGAGTTTGCTGACGCAGCTATGCGCGCATACACGGCTAAACAGACCTTTAGCGCGGCCTTGCTGACGCAGGCGCTGGAGCTGGTTGACCCGCATGACATGCCCGATCAGTCCAGGGCAAGGCTGCATAAAGCACTGGGGTATGCCCTTCGCGATAACGATCAGGCGATTGCTGCACTGAACCACCTGAACCGCGCGCTGCAGCTCGATAACCGCTGTGGCGTTAAGAAAGACATTGAGCAACTGAACCGACAGTTGCGACAGGCCGCCGAAGCCTGACCGAACGTGACCCGCGCACGGGGAGGCACGGGGTGGAGACAGGCTTTTAGCCTCATCAAAACCCCGTCCACCTCCCACCCAAGGAGAATGCATGAGTTTGACATTCGTTTCACCTGAACCGGCGCAGGATACCCAGGACACCATCAGCAATACCTTCTTTTTTCCTGACCTCAGCCTGCAGGAATACAGGGAAGACATGCGGGTGGACGGAACGGTGACACCTGAACGTCTGCGTAAAGCGCTTCGAACCGCGATTGCGGAGGTAAACGCCGAGCTTTTTATTTATCGCGAAAATCAGCAGAGGGCCGGTTACTCATCCCTGGCTGATGTGCCTGCAGAGAAGATTGACGGCATTTCGCACCGGGTAACGTTTTACAAACAGGCCGTATTCAGCTGGGCACGCGCCACGCTAATGGAGAAGTACCGGGACTATGACGCAACAGCAGAAGGCGTTAAGAAATCCGATGCACTCGATGAGGCTATTGGCGAGGTGTGGCGAAATGCCCACTGGGCAATAAACGGCGTACAGGACCGCGCGCATATGACCGTGGAGCTCATCTGATGAAAGTCCGGGCGCAGCAGCATGACACCGTTGATGCCATTTGCTGGCGGCATTACGGCAGAACGCAGGGTATGACAGAGCTTGTGCTCAACGCGAACCCTGGGCTGGCAGAACTGGGGCCATTTCTGCCCCATGGCCATGAGATTGAGTTACCTGACCAGACGCCAGCGGCTGTTGCCCGGACGATTCAGCTATGGGAGTGAGCATGACTATTGAGAGAGTGATCGCCGCTATCACGTACGGTATCGCATTGTTTCTTGCCTGGCTGGGTGACTTCTCCGTCAGGGATATGGCATCTGTCTTTTCGATGATTCTGGGTGCCGGCACCTTTGCCGTTTACTGGTACTACAGCCGCAAGAAATATCTGCTGCTGAAAAACGGAGAAGTCAGTCAGGAGGCATATGAACGCGCAAATCGTTAAACGCTGCCTGATCGGTGTGGTGCTGGCTATCGCCGCCACACTGCCCCAGTTCCAGATGCTGAAAACGTCCCCGGAAGGGCTGCGCCTGATCGCAGATTATGAGGGTTGCCAGCTCACGCCTTACAAGTGCAGTGCCGGAGTATGGACCAGCGGGATCGGTCATACGGCTGGCGTGGTGCCGGGCAGGAGCATCACCGAGCGCCAGGCCGCCGACAACCTTCTGAGTGATGTACTGCTGACAGAGAAAAGGCTGGATGCCTGCATGACGACCAGGCCACCGCAGCATGTTTACGATGCGCTGGTGAGTATCGGGTTTAACGTCGGAACGGGCGCAATCTGTCGTTCGACCATGGTCTCATTTATCAATCGCCAGCAGTGGTGGCAGGCATGCAACCAGTTGCCGCGCTGGGTTTACGTAAATGGTGTGAAAAGCAAAGGGCTGGAGAACCGCCGCGCGCGGGAGCTGGCATGGTGCATTAAAGGAGTAAACGAGTGAAAAAATATACCCGCTGGATTTTTGATATTACGTTACTGATCATGGTTGGTCTGGGCTTTGTCTGGCCTGGCAGTCTGGCAGTCACAGTTGTTCAGGCCTGGGCGCTGCTGGGGATTGGAGTAAGTGTGGCGCTGCTCGCTATAGGACTTACCACCCAGACGCTCTGGCGGTGCGGCGGTAAGCCTGGTGTGTCAGATATAACAAACCGCGTCTTTGGTCTGGGCAAGACGCTGACACTTAAAGTACAGCTGAGATTTATTCTCAATCTGATGCTGATCACAGGGTGCCTGCTCAGTGCTGGTCATATTTCAACAGCTATGTGGTACCTGTGTGCGGTGCTCGGTTTCCGCTTCACGCGCTCCCTTTTCCTGATGACTTTCGGCAGTCAACCATGTCCAGAACCTTCTGCATAGTTATCGCCGCGTTACTGGCGCTGTCGGCCCTGCTGGGCTGGCAGCTCAGCAGAGCGCTGAAACAGGTCGGGGAACAAAAAAAGACGGTCGCGGATCTGGGCGAAAAGCTCAGGGAAAAAAACAGTCAGCTGATCGCGCTGAATCTGATAGCCCGAGCGAACGACAACCTGCAACAGCAGCTACAGCATACCAATGACAATCTGCGGGTGGCCTCTGCCGTTCGCCAGAAAGACATTCAGGAGGCAATTCGTGAAGATGAAAAAGCCGCTGGCTGGGCTGATGAGCCTTTGCCTGACAGTATTATCCGGCTGCAGCGGCGACCGGCCATTGCCGGAGCCGCAGGTTATCAATCTTTCCTGTCCCAAAGTAACGCGATGTACGCTGACGGAAAGCAATCCGGTAAGTAACGGCGATCTACTCGCAGCCAAAGAACAGGCAGAGAGAGACTGGGCTGTTTGCGCAGCGAAAGTGGACATGATTGTGGATTGTCAGGAGCATCACCATGAATAAACCTCGCTCACTGCGCGCTGCTCTCGGCGCTGGCGTCCCGTACCTGAAAGCGAACCCCGAAGCGCTGCACTTATACATTGATAAAGGCCGGGTAGTTTCCACCGGCTTTCCTGCCCAGGGATGGGAATACCGCTACACACTGAATCTGGTGATCACCGACTACAGCGGCGACCAGAACATCCTGATGGCCGCCATTCTGAACTGGCTGATGGTCAACCAGGCTGACTCGCTGGCTAACGATGAACTGAGGGAAAGGCTGTTCAGTTTTGAGGCCGACATTCTCAGGAATGACCTGGCAGATATCGCTATCTTCCTGGAGCTGACCGAGCGTGTTCTGGTTTCCATCAATGGTGGGGTGGCAACAGTGGCCGCGATCCCGGAGCCGGGTAACCCGGAAGAGCAGGACAATTACTGGTTGAGCCATGGAAAACCTTAAAAATATCGAATTCTGGCTGGATGACCTGTTGAAGCAGCTTTCCCCGCCAGAACGCCGGAAGCTGATGCGCGATGTGGCGACAGAGCTGAGAAAACAGCAGCAGAATAATATCGCCATGCAAAAAAATCCTGACGGTACCGCATTCGAACCGCGAAAATCTTCTGGCCGGGCGAAACAGGGACGTGTTCGCCGTAAGATGTTCAGCAAACTACGAACCAATCGCTATATGAAAGCCAGCGCCACCGCTGACAGCGCAGAAGTAAAGTTTGATCCGCGAGCGATGCGTATTGCCCGAGTTCACCATTTCGGCCTACGGGATCGGGTCAGTAAATATGGCCCGGAAGTAACCTATGCCCGCCGTGAATTGTTGGGAATCACCGACGTTTCAGAAGAGATGGTTCGCGACATTATTCTCACCCACCTGTCCCGCTGATTGTTCTGTAAACCAGACAACACCCCTTCATCGACTGCCATTTTGCATGTGGCAGTCTGCTTCCATGAGCGCAAAAAACGATATCAATGAACTCCTGCGCCTGCTGCTGAACGTGGTCCGTACGGGAATCATCACCGAAGTGGATACCGAAAACTGGCTTTGCCGGGTGGCGACAGGCGAACTGGTAACAAACTGGATCCCCTGGCTGACCACGCGCGCCGGGGGTGCTGTTACATGGTGGGCACCATCTGTAAATGAGCAGGTGTTACTGCTGTCCGTTGGGGGTGATCTCTCAGCGGCTTTTGTACTGCCTGCGATTTACTCCAACGACCGACCGCCGCCATCCACTAACGAAAAAGCCATGGTGACGGACTTCCCGGACGGTGCCCGGTTCGAATACAGCCCGGAAACGGGGACGCTTCACGTTTCGGGGGTAAAGAAGACCATTTATGAGTCTGAAAGCATCGAGATGAACACCGATGAGTTCACCCTCAATGCTGGCAAAACGGTAATCAACGGGCCGGTTGAACAGAGCGGCGGCTCTATGTCTTCCAACGGTGTTGTTGTGGATGGTCATGACCATGGCGGCGTTGTGAAGGGTGGTGACTGGACTAAGGGGATCAAATGAGTTCGCGATACATCGGCATGAACCAACAAAACGGAAGCCGCATTACCGATCTGGACCATGTACGGCAATCGGTGCGGGACATTCTTATTACGCCGGTCGGTAGCCGGGTTGCCCGTCGGGAATACGGCTCATTAATACCCGAGTTGATTGATCAGCCGCAGAACGGCGTCACCCGGCTGCGAGTCATGGCTGCGATTTATGGTGCGCTGTCGCGCTGGGAGCCACGCATTCGACTGAACACCATCAACATCACGGGCGCAATGGATGGCTCGATGGTGGTGGAACTTACCGGGTACCGCACGGACGGTGGCCCTGTTGATCTGTCTGTAGAACTGGGAGCCTGAGAATGCCCATTGTCGATTTATCGCAGCTACCACCGCCCGAAGTCGTGGATGTCCCGGATTTTGAAAGCCTCTATGCGCAACGTAAGGCGAATTTCATTGCGCTCTACCCGCCAGAAGAACGGGCGGCAACTACCCGCACTCTGGAACTGGAGTCAGACCCGATAGTGAAGCTCCTGCAGGAGAATACCTATCGTGAGATCCTGCTGCGCCAGCGAATCAATGAGGCTGCGCAGGCGGTCATGGTGGCTTATGCGATGGGTGGGGATCTCGATCAGCTGGCAGCCATTAATAACGTAAAACGACTTACGATCATTCCCGGAGACCCGACGGCGATTCCG